TTTTGCACCTTTTTACCAGTGAAGAAGTATTATACCACCCTTATCTGTCTAAAACAAGCAATACAACCTAGAGTAGTGGGACCCCTTTTTATAAAAGGTGTATGACTTATATAGTTGCAAAGTTTATTGTGTGTGGGTGTGGTACCTCTATTGGTCCACGTTACGTGCGCCTAGGCGCGTTAGCGCCTAGGCAAGAAAGGTTGGTTAGTCTAAGACTACCATGTATTGTGCTGCGAAGTGTTGCCTAAACCAGTCCAGTCCTTTACGCACTGTAACATAGTCACCAAACATTTCACTGCCAATGATTGCATCGTAGACAGCGGCCGCAAACTCTGGCATCGTTGTCTTCTCTCCGCTAAATCTATTAGCGATTTCTACCTCTGCTGTTGGGTCTTCTGGTAACTCAACATCAAATGGTAGTTTGTATTGTTTATTATTATAAGTAATTGTTTTCATATTATACCTTTCTGTTGTTTCGTTCTGCATGTATATCAATATAGTAACCATTAGCCACTAAATAATTATACAAGTTCTTACAGGTCTTCGGTGCTTTCTTATCATTGATAAAGTTAAGCACAGCTTTTGCAAATGATGTAAAGCCTGTCACTCTAGGGTTTGTCATTAACATGCCTGTTGTTGCTTGTCGCTCTAATGCTTTCAACAGTAGTTCCTGTTGGAACGTGTAACCTGTTGGCATTATTGTGTCTGCTATTTTATGTACTATCATATTATACCTTTCTTTGTTAATAGGATAATCCTAGTCTATTTCGGTCCTATTGTCAACCCTTTCAATAGTAGTATATGAACGATAACCTGTATCATCAATTACCTTGCGATATCCTTGGCTCTCTCGTCTGTGTCTGATAAACTCTATCGGTCGACCATGTTCAATGTTTTCCATGTTTTGAGATAACCATTCAAACTTACATCGTTGACTACAAAAATATTTATCAGAATCATTTGTGTAGTGATGATTTTGAAAGTCACGATCAAAGTATGCATATCTTCCTCTAACTACACCTCTAGATTTTAGAAACCTATCATTAGTAGTTTGTTCATGGCACGTTGGTCCTTGGCAAAAATGTTTATTTGGCATTAAAACCCCTCTCTATTATTTGGCAACATAAAAAAGAATTTAACTCCAAATGTGCCTGCAATTATTAATCCTAAAGTCATATCAAAATGAATTGCAATAACACAACCCAAAAAGATCATTGCAAAATGCAATGCAAAGTAAATTGCGTACAACATTAGTACTTCACTTTCCAACTGCCTTTAGCCGTTCTATAATTATCTGCGTCCATGTCAAAGTATGTCATTAATCTTGCACCCTGTTTGCTAGTCCAATATCTGCACTTGTCATTCCACTTGCCATATCTAGTTATGTGTTTTTTATCTTTGTTAGAATAATAAGTTATTCTAAATGTTGTGTTGTTTTCCATAATTATACCTTTCTATTTGTATTAGGGTTATCCTATCATAAGTAGGATAACCCTGTCAAGTCTAATTTAGACTTTCTTCATATTGTTTTCTTGCCAATATTTTCGCCTCTCTTGATTGATTTTTATTCTTCATACCTTTAATCATACTAGCCAAGTTAGTAGGATTATAGATTGTCAAACCTGTTGAGTTAGTTCTAATTAGTTCTGCCTCATCAACCTGTATTCCAAGTTCTGTTGCAAGTTCAATACCCTCTGAAAGATACCTGTATGCTTTCAATCCAATCTTTAACTGATCGCATTGTTTCATAATTGTATCAATCCATGTTTGGTGTTTAGTGACTAGATTACCTTTTGCAACTCGCCATTGTTCAAATGTTGTGTACTCATCTTTAGTACAAGCTATTGCTCTTGAACGACAATAAGAAGTTCCAATGACATCAAGATAGTATGGGTCATTAAAAGTTTTAGCCATACCAATATCTTCACTTCTACTATAACTACCACTATTACTACAACCCAATGCTTTCATACATTCTTCAACATGTTTTGTTTTGTGTGGATTATCTTTGTTTTCATTTTGTTGTGCATAGATATCTGGGTTGCAATCTTTTGCTTTTAGTTCTTCTCTAAAATATGCAACTGCAAACTTTCTACCCTCATCACTATTATACTCACTACCATTTAGATTGCCAAACAAACCAAAATCAAAGTGTGATTTTACTTCTGCTCTTTCGTGAGTTTCTTGATCCATAGCACCCTCATTGTGTGCAAAGTAAAAGCATTTATCTTTTGCAACAACATCACATGGTTGTCCATACTTTCTTTTGAAAGTTCGGAGTGTTGCAACATCTTCAACAGGATAAGACCTTTCAACAACTTCTTTTGCAAGTGTTGACGCAATACCATATTGACTATCAACTTCTTCTCTTGCTAAAAGAAATGCCTCTCGTTCTTGAGTGTCCTCATTCTCAAAGACATCTTTTATTTTATTAAAGAGTTTATTTCTTAACTCTGTATTCATTCGTATTTTTGTCATTTTAGACCTTTCTATATTTGTTTGCATTTAATTTGTTTTAGCACTTGACAATAGGATAGTCAAGCATTATATTTGATTTATGAATAGACATAAAAAAATAGAGGTTGAAAGATTATCAGATACTTTTAAAATGTCAGATAAAAGCACTTTAATAATGATTAGAGATTTATTTGAGATGATTAAAGATAATAATGAACTTATTCAACTGATGGATAAAAGAATTAAAATATTAGAATTAAGATTAAAAAATTAATTCTATTGGGACAACTTCTGGTTGTGAAGTAACATAAGCAACGCTTCATCTTACCAACAACTAGAACTGATCCCTGATCACTGGTATGTGCCAGATAATCTCCGTACGGGAGCCAGTGATCTGGGATCAGTCATTGTTGACTGTGAGAATAAACACTAGAACACGGGTGAAGATAACTGGGGTACCGGTCCAGTGAGACTAGATAACTAGTGATCTCTAGGCCCCGCGTAGCATAGTGACTGATCATAGAATTCAGTTTAGAATGATTCTAAAAATCATTCTAAAGAAGAAAACAAAAAGCGCCAAGCCTCAAGCTTCAAGCTTGACAGCTGGTTAGGGATATAGTAGGATAAATTTAGAAAGTGAGAAATACATATGAGTGAATCAAGTGAAGAGTTAAAAAGAATAGCCATTGCCTTGGAAGAGATTCTAAGATTGGTAAAGAAGGACCAGGAAGACAATAAAAAAAGATGGGAAAAGGAGACAATCGGTGAATAAAAAAAATAATGACCCATTTGGTTTTAACAAAGCCATCAATTGGGACAAACTAGAAGATCCAAAAGTTTTAGAAGAATTAAAAAAACTTTTTGATGAAGAAGAGAAAAAAGAAGATGAGTAATAGAGGCGGGCCCGGAAGGGCCCGGGTCCTGATCCATCACTGGCGCTGGTTACAGGTTAACGGCACAAAGCGGCAAGCTGCAAGCTGCAAGCGCCAAGCTGCAAGCTTGACAAGACAACATTACAATGATATTGTATCCCACAATATAAAGGAGAAAGATTTATGCTAGTAAAAGACGCTTTAAAAATTACAGACAGTTTTACAAAGACAAGCAAGATGCCTGGCTTGAGCTACAGCCTGCCAGCATGGGAATGCAAAACCGGATGGAAGCTCGCACAAATAGAAGGCACGCCCTGCTTTTTTTGTTATGCTAAAAAAGGAAATTACACACGTTACCCAGCAATCAAGGCGGCCCAGTACAGACGCCTGAAGGCTATTGATCACCCGCAATGGGTCGAGGCTATGGCTGCAAGAATTAAAAATTTAAAATGGTTTAGATGGCATGATGCCGGAGACGTACAATCAAAAGAACATATGCAAAAAATCTTGGAGGTTTGTAGACTAACACCGGACACGAAGCACTGGCTGCCCACTCAGGAGCGGCCCTTCTTACCAGCTCCGGAAGATGTTCCAGACAACTTAGTGATCAGGCTGTCACGAAGCAAGATCGACGGCCCCAGCTCCAAGGCTTGGAGTCATGAGTCAGGAGTAACAACAGAGACTGGCGCGCGTACCTGCCCAGCTCCGGACCAAAAGGGAAAGTGTTTAGATTGTCGTAAATGTTGGGACAAAGAAGTTCAAACCGTGGTATATGGTAAACACTAATGTTTAAACATCCAAAATATTATAAAGAATTACGCAAGCGTAATAAATCGAATCAGGTCATTAGCCCCAGGGTTGCGACGGCATCGGCGAGGCGTGCACCTGATTCGGGCCTCAAGCAACGTGACTCTCAGGTGGTGAACCAGGTAGAGCTGTCATCACAGTCACAAGCTTCAAGCGCCAAGCAACAAGCATCAAGCAAACCAGAACCAGTTCAGGTTCAGCAGGCTTCAAGCGACAAGCAGCAAGCGTCCCAGCCAGAGTAACAAGCGTCAAGCATCAAGCCACAAGCAGCAAGCTCAGTGATCTTTGAGCCACGGTACATGGATATTGGAGAAGTTTTAGGGGGTAAAGGACCAAGGGCCTTTACTATGATAAATGTATTCTTAGGATGACGTTTATGGAAGGCAATTTGGTGTGGGCTAAATCGGATTTTGTTACCTTTGGTTACCTTAATTTCTAAAGTACAAAAGTTCCCAGAAGTATTACAGACCAATACATCAGGAGTACCAAGTAAGCTATTGTTTTCAATTCGAATAAGCGAAAGTGACTTAAAATTTCTTTTAATTTGTTGATAGAATTTTGCCTCTGGGCCCATATGTTTTTCAAGGTAATCACTGCACTTAAATTTGCAGATCTGGAGGTAAGTTTAGTATCTGTTGGTTAACTGTTTTTAATACAAGACGATGAGCACTATGCCCTTTGTGACCTATAATTGGTGTGCTGTTTTCTTGTACTTCCAT